CTCATCAGCCGATCATCCCCCGATAGCCCTCGTCGTGGCATAGAGCGGCTCGTAACGGCGGAGAAACGTCGGAGTCATCCGGTAGACGTCGGTATAGCTGGTTGCGTCCAGCTGGTAGCCGCCCCCGGTGCCGGTGGCCGCCTTATACATGTCGGAGCCGGCCATGAGGGCGGCGGCCTCGAGCGTGGCCGGCCACGGATCGGGGTCGATCGGGGCGTCATTGCTAGCGGCGATCACCGCCGAGACGGCGGCGGCCAGAAGCTCGCACAAGCCGGCGTCGGCCTGGCCGCCGAGATGGGCGGCCAGGTCGGGCCCGGTGATGATCGGCCCCGCCACGGCGGGCTAGCCGTTCTGCTTGCTCGAGCGGCTCGAGCGGCCGGCGTCGTCGGCGGCGGGCCCGCCCTTGGGCGTCGGGCTGAGGGTGGGCACGTAGCCGGTGACGGTACAGACGGCCTCGGGGTGGAGAACGGAGTCGGCCCAGTAGCCCCACACCGCCAGGTCCACGCCACCCCGTGGAATGTCGAGGGCTTGGAGCCGCACCGGGGCCCCCGGCGACGTGAACGCCACGGCGGCCTCCGACATGCCGACGATGATGGTCCCGGCGGGCAGGAGCGGCGATAGGACGACGTTGGGCGTCGGGAAGCTGGCCGAGACGGCTCCCGTCTGGCCCACTCCGAGGCGAGTCAGGGTGGACCACAGGCCGCCGATCACGTTGCCCGCTACAACGATGTTGAGCCGGCCGCCGACCCCGCTCGAGGCGGCGATCCCCATGGCCGCCCCGATCACGTCAACCAGGTCCTCCGTGGTCATAGCGATCGTCCACGCGGCGTCGGTGGCGAGTTCGGCCACGAAATGGGCGTCCGCCTTGCGGGCCCACACCTCGGTAGCGGCCTTGAAGTATTCGGCGATGAAGTCCGGTGTTGACCAGTCGATCGTCTGACGGGAGACGTCGTTCCCCCCGGCCAGGGTCTCCACCGGGATCGTCGCTTCGGAGATGTCCACGGGCCCCGACGGAATCTCGACTTTCTCCCCCACCACCCAGTCCACGACGGGGAGCGTGACCCAGTGCGGGTACTTGATCGGGCTCGAGGTGATGGTGCCGGAGCGGAACGCCATCGACACGGGCCGCCCGAACGCCATCAGGCCCTCTACCTCCGTGAGCCACTGCGGCCGGACGAGGGCCTCCACGTCGGTGGTCTTGACGTCGGTCCACGCGGCGGTGAGATCCTCCAGGATGCGGTTCGCTTCGGCGGCCCGGCCACGGGCCCCGGCGGCGGCGATCCTCGAGGCGATCCCGGCGAGCGACAGACTCCCGAGCGGGCTCCCCCGGCGGTGAGCGGGGATGGCGGCGGCGGCCGTCACGCTCTCGGGCTCGGGCGGGGCGTTGGGATCGGGCGGGGCGTTGGGATCGGGGGGAGCGGTGGGCTCCGTCGGGGTGGCGGTGAGCGTGGTCATGGGCGGAGCCTCTTTCCATGTGGCGGCAATCTGACTGACTCGGGCATCATCGAAACGGGGCACGAGCACGGTGGACAGTTCACGCAACGGGGCGGCCGTAACGATGTAGTGGTCATGGCCGGCCCGTTCCTCCACGGTGTAGGCGTCCACGTCCACTCCGACGGAGACGGCGGTCCGGATACCGTTCCGCATCTGGCGAACGGCGGTAGCCGTGCGGGGGTCGGATAGCTCATCTCGAGGGATGGCCACGACGGCATCCAAGCCGGCGGGCCCGTTCGTGAACGTGACCCCGTAGCCGAGAGCGTGGGCGTCGTGGTCGGCTAGGAACGGGATACGGCCGGCGTCGGCAACGGTGACGGAGCCGGGGGCGAATTCGACGGTATCGCCCATCCCCAACGGGGCCACCACCCCCCACGGCACCGCTTGAGCGGTCACGAGGATGGGGCCCTCGTCGGCGGCGTCGGCGGCGGAGAGCTCCAAGCGGCCGAGCACGTGGGCGGCCTCGAGCCGGCGAGTGTCAGACGGCATTAGCGGCCCCCCTCGGTAGTGGGCCGTAGCCCTCGGCGGCTCGCACCTCGTCGGCGGTGAGCCAACCTCCGGCCAGGCCGGCGGCGTAATAGGCGGAACGGGCCCCCATATCGCCCCGGTAGAAATCGTCAAGCTCCAAGGCGACAGTCTGGCCCCTCGGCACCACATCATCCAGGGATAACCGCCCCTCGAGCGAGGCGACATAGGGGCGGAGCGACAAGTCCACTAAGTCTCTACGCTCCGACTCCACATTGGAATAGGTCATAGACGACTCCGACGGAGCATTTAGATAGCGGCTCGGCAGGTTTAGGAGGCGGCCGACTTCGGCGGTAGCCATCTTGCGGGCCTCTACCAATTGCAATTGCTCCGGATTGAACGACGGCACCACATAGTCAAGGAGAGCGTTTAGGTAGCCGGTTTGGCGGGCCCGCCGAGCGGATGACCAACCGTCTAACAGTTCGGTCACTTTATCGGGGTGCATATCGGGCCCGTTATTCTTGAGATAGCCGGGCGGTATTTCGATGGTAGCGAATTGGGCGGCGGCCCGCTCGAGGGTGATAGCCGTCCGCAATGCTCGAGCGCCGACGATGAGCAGGCCCGGCCAATGAGACGGGAAGCGGATCACGTCTCGAGCGGCGACCACGTAGCCGCCTACCCGGAATTGGCGAATGGGGGCGGCGTAGGGGTCGGCGGGGTCGGTCCAATCGAATGGTTCCACTATCTCGTGAGGCACATACCGCAATTGGGCCGGTTTGCCGGCGGAGTCACGGGCCAAGACAACCCCGTAGGCCTCCGGGAAGAGAACCAAATCCTCCACGAGAGCGGTAAACGTGGCATGGGCCGGCTCTTCGGGGTCCGGTTGGCGGAGCAGGCCCGGCACCTCGAGCGACTCCCGGCCCCGACTCACGGTAAACGGGAGCGTCCCGACGGTGCCGGCGATCACTTGGAGGCCTTGAGCGACGGCGGGCACTAGCCACACCTCGGCCCGAGTGAGCGGCCATCCGTCGTAGGCGTCCAGCGACGGAAGCGACACGGTGAACGGGGCCATTTGCTGGTGGGCCGGCGGCCACCGGACGGGGGCGGCGGCCTCGAGGCCTCGAGCCGGGCCGTCGGTGGAAACGGTGGCGGCTCGAGGCCCCCAACCTGCCAGCCATCCCATGGGCCGACTGCTTAGAGTGACAGCGGACACCACGTCAAGTGATGACAGCGAATTAGGTGACCAGGGCGTTTACCGTCTAAGGGCCGTAGGAGGCCCGGAGAGGCGAGCGACCCCCGTTTGGCTGTCACCATACCGGCGGCCCCCGGCTCGGGGAGCCCGGCGGGGCGGGGCGGCTAGAGCGAGGCGAATACGGCGGTACCGGGGGTGCCGGCGTGACCCCATCGGGCCAACGTGACGGCCACGAGAGGGGAGACGTCGGTGCTCGAGGCCCGCCGATCCCAGGCCCAAGCGTTGGAGAGCGGCCGGCGTTGCACGGCGGCCACGGCGGCGTCTAGCTCCCGGTCGGTGCGATGGCGGAGCGCGCCCCGCCGGACGTCATCGTAGAAACCGCCACAAGCGGCGGCCATCTCTCGAGCCGTCAGACTCTTGACGGGGAGGCGGAGGGCCTCAAGCTCTCGGAACCACGGGGCGGCCGGCCCCCCGGTGTCAATGACGATGCACGTCGGCCGGTGCCGTTCCCATAGCTCGAGCGCTCGAGCCGTGACCCAATCGGTTTCCGGCCGTCGGTCGATCACCTCGACTACCCGCACGTCGGGCCCCCCCGAGCCGCAGACAGCAATGGTGGCGCTCGAGCGGTCGTAGGGCACCTCGAGGGCCATGGCCAACGGCGGGGCCGGCGTGGCGGCCGGCTCGTAGCAGGCCGCCCACGAGGCCTCCGAGATGAGACGGTCGGCGGGCCCGGCCGTCGGCCGCCGACAAAGGTAGGCCCGCTCGAATTCGTCGGCGGGGAGCCCGGCCCGCTCCGCCCGGATGGTGTCTAAGTCGATGGTGTGGCCGATGGCGGGCATACATGCGAGCCACGTGGCGGGGTCGTCCGGGTCGTCGGCGGGGTCGGCCGAATACTCCACATAGCAGAGACGGGAGTCGGGGTCGGCCAACGATGCGGCCCCGGCGGCCTGGTAGTGGGCTAGCAGCGAGTCGGTGCCATCGCCCACCGTCGAAACGATCCACAGTTGAGCGTCGGGGCGGGTGACCATGGCCGGGCTAAACGCTTGGGGGAGCGACATATCCCGTTGACTCCAAGCCTCGTCGATCATGGCCAGGTCAAGGGTTAGCCCGTGGGCGGCCCGCTCATGGGGGGCAACGAGGATCACTCTCGAGCCGTTCGCAAACGTGAGCCGTTCGGAGCCGTTGGCACGGCGGGCCTCCACGAGCGGCTCGAGGCAGGAGGGCCGTAGCTGTCTCTCGTACAGCTGTTCGATGAGCCGTTCGGCCGCTATCGCCCTGTCTTGGGCGGTGTAAGCGGTGGTCATATTGCGGCCCATCACGGAGCGGCGAACGATCACCGCATTGGTAGCCGACGACTTGCCCTGCTGGCGGGGCACCACCACCACCACAATCCGATACCAGAGCCTGCCGGCCTCGTCGGTCTCGTGGCTCAAGTCGTAAAGCTCCGATTGCCAGGGCATCGGGGGTAGCCCGAGCAGGCCGGCCACGGCGGCCACCTCATGGCCCACCGTGGCCCGGCGGGGGTTACGAGGGGTTGCTAGCCGGGGCCGACAGGCTGGCGGCGAGAGCGGCGAAGGGGTCAAGGTCGGTGGCGGGGTCGGGCTCGGAGCGTGACCACAGACGGTCTAGGACGGCCTCGAGGTGACGGGTTGACTGAGCGAGAGCGGCGGCGGTGATGCCCCGGCGTACATCTCTGTCGATGGCGGCGGCGAGCAGACGGGCAACGGCCACGTGGGCGGCGTCGGCCTCCGTGATGCCCCCTCGAGCCTCCGTAGCGGCGAGCACGGAGGCCACGGCAACCCCCATCGGGCCCACCCCGGCCGGATCGGGGTCGAACAGGGGTTCGTCGGTCACGCTCGGAGAGCGTAGCCCCAAATCCGCCCGTTTCGGGGCCCAATATGCACCCCCACGGTTGCACGTCGGAGGGAGACAGAGTTTGGCGAA